CTGAGTTTCAAGCATAGGAATGATGTCTTGATCTAAACAATTATCAGCGAAATCTACCAACGTTACATCTAGCCCTCCAAAAACTACCAAATTCAACCCGCCTCGACCAGTACCACATCCTAGGTCTATTGCTGAAGAACCGGAACGAGGTTTAGCTATATTTAAAAATTCGTGGGCTATATTCTCCCCAGGAGAAATAATGCGATATTCCTTTTTATCCCACACCTGTTTATATAATTCTTTTTCTAAAGGACGTTTAGTATCTATACTAACTTGAGGTGGGTCAGAAATTAAAGAAGAATCAGTCATTATTCAATCCTTATGATAGCGCTTGAAGAGTTAGCTGTTGGGAACTCTATAGATAATGTTTGGTCATTAGTTGTTTTAGTATCGCCAAAATCTAAAACAGCTACTGATTTATCACCTTGAGTGCTGTTATAAATTAAAGCACCTCTAGCTGATATAGTAGAGCTAGCCCATGAAGTAGTACTAAAGCTTAAAAATGCTGTGGTATCAGTTGATGTAGGAACATGCGAAATAGTAAGCGTATTACCTCCGGCAGTATACCCAGTACCAGAAACTTCATCAGAAGTAGCATATGTTGGTGTAGTAGCATTTAAACTGACATCTGAAGTATATAAAGCTATTTTAAATGTATCTGCTGTAGTTGCAGCGCGTACTACTCCAGTACCAAAATTATGTATCCCGGTAAGTAGTTCTACTTTAAAACTTGTAGTTTGTGTTTGGACTATAGCCATTTACTTACGCCCGTTGAGAACGAGGAACAGGAATCCTAGCTTGCCCACTACGATAAGCATCACGCATATTTTTACCTTCTCCTAATCCTTTCAGCTCCTGCATAGATTCTGCATATCTTTCTTTATACTGGTTAGTTATTTCATCATTTTCTTTTAAGTACGCAGCCGCTTCCAACAACGCCCCATAAAATAAAACGGTGTCGAAATTATCCCCCAACCAAGAATTACCAGCAGTAACAATAGTAGTAGGGTAAAAATAATAATGTAACTCAGCACTGTAGCCAATATCTGGCGTTGGCCCCAATATAAATGATGTGTCGTCAAAGATCGCATAGTATTGTGGTTTTCCATTAAAAGCTGCATCGGTATCCGGAAAAGACTCTCTAATAAAATTAACGTCTTTATTTAAAAGATAGTTGTGTTCATTATTAGAATCTATAACCGATATACTATAAGTTGCTAACCAATCAGTAGGAACCTCTAAAAATCTATTGTTAATAGAAATAGTACCGGTTACATTTTTTCGTAGATCTGGTATTTGCACAGAATTATATATACGTTGCTCAGCATTTTGAATAAACGTATTTACATCTGTAGTCGTATAATCATTCTCAGTATATGATTTTATAGCAGCTACTAATTCTGTATAGGTCATATTTAAGCCATTGGCCCTCTAGCTTTAGTGCCTTTAGTAGCAGCACCATTACCACGGGTTGTAATACCAGAAGTTTTAACATCTTTTTCTGGATACCCAGCCACATGAGGAACTTTTGTCTTTTGAGGTTGAACGTATTTTTCCATTTAATATCTCCTTAGTTTATGTAATTGATATAGTAACACTGCCTACTTTACCTTCTGATATTAAATCATTAGGTGTAAATTGATTCGCGGGCGCAGCTGAACCGCCTACAGGATTCCACCCCCATTGTATACCTCTACTACTTTTACCGCCTTTTACAGAAACACTTGTATCAGGTCTAGGATTTTGAACAGCCTGAGGATCAACTACAGGATACATACCTTGTAAATTTTGAGGTTGATCAGGGTTCCAACACTCTGGGCAGACTTTAATATTAGTTTTCGTTGTTCTTATAAATAAACTTTTAAGCTGCTTTAGTTTAAATTCAAACCCACATCTATCACAGATAGCTATACTATATTTATTTGAAGCAAATTTTTGACCCATACTAACTCCTATACAAACTGTTGTCGTGGGGCTATAAGTAGAGTAGCTTTTTCTCTATCTTCAGTAGAAGCTAACATCCATTGTTCTTCATAATCCTGTTTTAAAAACTGAGTCCTTTCACCAGCTCCTGGAATCTTTAAAGATAAATAATAAGACAAACCAGCTACTAAACACGGCAGAAATCTAAAAGGTATTTCTTGAGTATTAACCCCCTTACCCGCATCTTCCATTCTTTTCAATCTCCAATATACAAAAGTATAACTATCATTATCTGGCACAGGCCATAAGGTAATAGTAGGTATAGATGCTTTCCTGTCTATGTAAACTTGATTAGGACGGCCTGAACTATTTTTACTGGGTATAGACGCAAATGTAGGAACAGCCATTCTAGATATACTAATATCTTCTTGTGTACCTGCAGAACCAGTTCTAATAACCTGACTTACTAAATCAATAGTATTAGAAGGTAAGGGGTAAGTAGCTGTTCCACTAGTTAAAGTAACTGTATCTTCTTCTATAGTCCATAAATTAACACCCCTGTTAGCCCATTCAATAGTAAGCAGATTAAGACTACGAGTAGCAGTTTTTAAATCATAACCAGTACGTAATTCTCCACCACAACGCTCAAATGCTTCTTCTACGAGCAAATTTAAGTCTAAATTAAAATCAGTTGTTCCTGAAGTAGCCATCTTATGCCCTCTTTCTGTTCATACTTTTAAAAGTTTTAGCTAGGTTATACCTTTTAGACCCTGGAGGACAAGAGGAACTCCCATATTTTTCATCTGTACATACCCCTTCAGTGCCCTTTTTCTGTATACGAGACCTAACTTTTTGTATCCAATTCTCATCTACAGGGCCGCCTTTCTTAAATGGGGCTATAAGATTTGGAGTAGCCCGTAAAAATCCTGATTCCCTAAGCATATTTAGTAGATGCCCAACTTCTACTTCTCCTTCTTTTGATGCGCCTCTTATAATCGCTTCTGCGGCTTTTTTTGGTCCTCCAGGAAACTCTCTGACAAAAGTGTAAAGCGCATTTCTTTCAGTTGGCTTAAGTTTTGCATATTCTTTCCCATCTAATTTAAGAGCCTTTTTCATAAAGTTTAACACCCCCCTTTTCATTTTTCTCGTCGCCTGACCTTTAGTTTCGCCTCTATAACTTTTTGTAAAATCCATAGGTTTGTCAGGTGCGCCAGTATCCCACCATTCTTTAGGGCTTTTAGTTTCATCTAGTCTTTTTTGTTGTTTGGTTAGATTTTTAAACACTTGTCCTTTTGGTGCTGCGGGAGCAAAGCTTTTATTAAGCAAGCCTAATCTTTTCATAGGCGCAAGATTATATAAATCACTTTCCAACATGCGAGTACCATCAGCTAATTTAATTTCTGATTCAACTATTGACCCCTTTATTTTACCACCGGGATAACGCCCTCTAGAAACACCGGAAGAAGTTATACCTAACATCCTTTCCTGACCTCCCTGTAATGTTTCACGTTCTGCAGGTGACAACATCCCTCTAGTTCTTTTATCAGTAAAAGATTTATATTCTGCTTTAGTCATTCCAGTTTGCGTTAATTCAGGAGGTATTTTATAACCCGTTGCTTCCTTAGAAACTTTAGCCCCTCCAGCCTTTGCTAAATCCAATCGTCTGCTTAACTCATGTTTTTGTACTAGACTTAGCTTACTATACTCATCAATAGTCAGACCATATTTACTATTTGCAGGATTTCTTTCCCCATATTTACCCGCCCATCGAACTTCAGTTTTTCTGTTTTTATCTAAACCCTCCATTCTAGACGCAGGCCATAAGGATCCTTTAGCTCTTTTTTTACGACCTCGTTCCCATGCTCTATTAGCAAGATCGTCAGTAGGTCCTATTCTAGTTATTGTAGATGTGTTTACATTCCCGGTTATAGGGTGTGCAAATGTATATTTGCTTTTAGTGTTAAGTTTGTAAGGAACGCCTGCTAATATATCATCTGCAGGAGTTATAGCCTCCATAGACCTTCTTGTTTGACGACCCGTTAATTCTTTTGCAAACGCAGGAGCTGCGCCTTGTGTTTTTGGTACATTAGCTTTCGCTGCTGCGCTACCTCCTTCTAAAGTATATTCAGGTAATTCTGTTCGGCCTGTACCACTCATCGTTTCATGAGCTTTAGGCGTAACATAACCTTTTCTTTCTAGTGTTTTACCCGACCCTCTATAAACTTTTTCTACTCCTACGCTAGGCTCGCCTTTCCAACCTGGGTTATAACCTTCAAAGCCATATTCTTGTGGGTTATATGGTTTTTTATATACATCTTTAGGTAATCTACGAGAATCTCTTTGTATATCAGCTCTTACAGTAGCTGCGTTTTCTTCAATTGTTTTTAATTCCTTTTCTTTTGTCCACGCTTCTTTCATGCGTTTTCTTTTTATTATATCTCGTTCTAAACGTCTTTTAGCACCAGCAACAGCGGATGCTTCTGAAAATTCATCTCCAACTTTCTCGCCAAATAGTTTTCCTTGTTGTTTTAAAGATGTAGCTTCATTTTTAAGCTTATCTGCTTTAGCATAAGCCTTCTCTAATTGTTGAGTTATATTATATTTATCTGTGTCTGATAAATCGCGATCTGCTAATTTTAATTTAAGTTTTTCTATCTGCTGCTCAGTATCTTGAATCATTTTTCTAAACATACTTGCTTTAGTAGCGCTAACAGGTGCTTTTTCGGATATTACTTTAGGTGTTGTGCCAATTATTGTTCGTTCACCAAATAAACCAAGCTGAGTTTCAGCAGTTCTTGTCCCCATCTCACCTGCTGTAGTGGCAATACGTTGTGATTTAAGTTTGCCTTCACTAATTAGCTTAGCTACTGCCGCTTGTTCTTGTTTTGTTAGTTGGCCTACGGTTCCATCGTCTATAGCTTTTTGAATGGCTTTTTTACCCTTTGCAGTTAAATTAAATTTTCTTTCACTAGGACCAGGCATACCTTTGACTGGTACTGCTTCATGTATATATCCGCTTCCTTTAAACGAGTCCCACTTAACAACTTGCTCGTTAGGTTTAGGTTTATCGCCAGTTCTTTGAACAAAATCCCAAGGGTCTTCTTTTTTTCCAGCTTTTTTCTCAGCTATCTTTTTAGCTAAAATTTCAGCTTTAGATAATTCTTTTATATCTCCTTGTTCAAGAGATATTAATCGTTGTCTTATGCCGGGAGAATCTCTAAAGCTTTTTTGTACTTCTGCTGTTAATAGTGACTTTCTTTCTGCAGGATTTTTTCCTGCGTCTTTAAGCCTTTTTAAAAATTGCTTCCCCGCAGAGGATCTTGCAAAACTTACTACTATCCGACTAAGTCCAGCTATAACAGGAGCTACCATTTATAAACTCCTATTAAACTACACGGCCTTTAGTATGACCTTGTCTAGCTATACCATCAGCACGTTTTGAAGCTTTTGACCTACCAGAAGATTTATTACCAACCACCGGACCGCCTTTTTTCATATTTTGAGTTCTTTTTCTAGCTCTTTTTAGAACTTCACTTCCTGGTTTTTCTTTTTCAGCATTAGTATCTTCTTTACCACGTTTTACTAATTTACGAACGTCTTTTCCTTCCTTAAAACCTTTAACCTTTCCGCCTTTTTCATACATAGCTCTACCAGCGGCATCATCTAACTGTCCTGGCTGATTAAAACCTTCTGTAGCTGTTAACCCTCTGCCTCGTTTATCTCTAGCAGCAGCTGCTCTCCCTTCGGGTGTGTAAGGGTAATGTTTATTCCCAACTCTTGGCATTTTACTTTCTCCTTAATAAGATATTTACTTTCGTCGCCATCCCTGAATTGTATCGGTTTCCCAAATACGTATTGCTGTCCATACTATTGTAAAAAATGCGGCTAAGTAGGGAAGCCATTCTAACAGCGTTCCCAATACCGTAAACATAGAAGCTAAGTCTACTATACTCTTTGTTTCTTCTTTCATGTGTTGCAGCATAGTAGTAAAAATTACTTAAATCCTAACCACAAAAAACTGTTATTAACGCAACATTAGTTAACGTCATAACGGCAAAATCTGTGTTACTACCTCTGGTAGTTAATATACCAGCACCGGGTATAGACATTTGCTGTGTAATAGTCACACCGGCTGGAGTATTAACTTTTAGAATTTCAGTACCGGAAGTACTGTTTAAATTAAATATCACAGTACCAGCACCTGTAGCTCCTACATATTGAAATCCTCTGATTCTTGTACGTGGTAAAGCTAAGGAACCTACAGTTCCTACTTTCACATTACCAGCCGAAGCGCCAGAAAGTGTAATTGATTGAATATAAGCAAAAAAGTTAGTTGAGGTAGCCGCAGCTCCAGAAGCTCCTGTAACTACTTCAGTTGTAGCAGTGCCTGTTAAATCACCGACTGCCTGACCAACTATAGTAAAAGTTATACTTGTATCATCGCCAGCAGAAGTAATAAGAACTTTATAACCTATACCATTTACACCAGCATCGTTAGTTATAAGAGTAAGTGCCCCACCAGCACCTAAAGTTGCATCTGCAAAATATCTATCATCATCGACTGAGGGCGTAATTGCCCAAACATCACTTATGCTCATCGCGTTCTCCTTGATATTAAGGTAGGGTTTTTACGCCCTACCTAGGTTGTTAATTACGCGCCAAACGCAAAAGCGCCTTTAACTGCTAAAGGATCTTTAGATGAATCTAACGCAATATTCCAGAAGCCTTCAGATGTGCAACTAAAATACACAACACTTCCAATCGTAAAGAAGTTAGTAGTAACAGAACCGCCGCATGTATAAACTAATTGGCCTTCTGTCGCTGCTGATATGTCATAAATAACAGCGTCACTATTTCTACTCTCTATAAATGAACCAGTAACCCATGCATCGGTTGTTAGAGCATCGAACGTTATGGTGGCTCCGCCGCCTGTAGTATCAACGCTTTGAACATATGCCACTCGAACACCTGGTGTTGCTGCTGGGAGAATAAAAGAAGCAGCGCCGCCTCCGGTAGCGTTTATTGTAGAAACTTGGTTAGCTGGTAATGAAACACCTGTTCCTGTTGCTACAGCTGCAGTAGTCATACCTGTAAAACTAAACCTATTACCTAAATAATTAGTTACTGTAATAGCACCTTCGGAATCTTTTGTGACCCATTGAAAACCGTTTTCAGATCTAACTGGACCACTGAATGTTGTATTAGCCATAATTATATTTCCTTCATACAAAGTTAAGCTTATCAGTCTCGTATGCGTCTGCCGGGGCAGTCAGATAAGCCGGTTATCCCGGTTTGCTTAATGCTACACAATTTAAGACTTTTACACAACGCAAAAAAAAGCCCCACCGAAGTGGGGCTATGTTTAGGATCCAGTCACTTAAAAAAAGGTGAATGGAAAATTAAGCACCTGGTGATCCAAACATTCCTAGTGGATCCGACCACCCAAAGGAATAAC